TGAGATCCAGAATAATGGTCTCACATAATCCGATGCTGCGTCGCCATCATCGGGTTGTACCGTGAAAGTCTGCATGACTTCATGGTCATGGAGATCCCTTATAGGGATTTTCCATTCATTATCAATTGCCATATTGATAATTAGGCGGGCGTCCTCAATCTTCCCGCCTTCTCGGACGAAATTATCGACCGATGCGGCCCCCTTTAAAGGGAGCTCGATAGCAGACATCGCTTCATTGAAGCGGTCATGCGCAATGGAGTCGTGATGAATCGACTTCTCCATAAAATCCCGGGGCACTTTTGCCCGTAGGAGTTCATCCTTGACTGCAACTTCGATCAGCCTAAGGTTTTCCACAGGGGGCATTTCCCGTGGACGAGAGACGTTCTTTCTGAACTGTCTCCTTTTCACCTCCGCGATACAATCGGGTAGGTAACCTAGCACACGCGTTTGACACAGCGTTGTGCAGCGGAATATCCATGCTGGACTTTCCGTGTAATCCTCTCCACTCTGGAGTTTGGATTCGGCAAGAGCTTTGATCCTGCCGATTTCGCTGAACATACGTCTCAGCGACTTTGATTGGAAATTGAAATCCAACCATTGCTTCCTACGTTCGTAGGAGGCTCCGTGAAAGCTTTCTTTCACGTTGTTCAGAAATGACTTCAGTTCTGAATAAGTCAAGCCTTCTGGCTCGACTAGTTCACCCTGGGAAAATTCCAGTGGGTGAGTGTAGTCCGAGAACAAATCCCGGAACAAATACGCAGTCTGTTTTGCGTAATCCTGGTACCTTATGGACTCAGGACAAAAAGCCATGAACTTTTTGATTATCACACCATTGATGGTGTGAATAGCCTGCGTGATCGCATGGCGAACACGGCGCAAGCCGTGTTTCTCCAATTCCTTGAGAATTAGAGTATCCAGTTTCAATGTCCTGGAGTATGTCCTGTACCAATACAGGGCATTAAGACTCGCAATCAAGTAGTCTTCAGTTACGTGCTGCCAGCCCGTAACATTAAGTTCATCCCGAAACCACCCGGGATACTTATTATCAAACAACGACACGTGTGTTTGACAGAACATGATCCTTGTAGGGTCCATGTATTCTAGCTCTTCGTGCTCTGTCACGAGGAGTCGGCCTAGCGATCTTACGTACGCC